CCCACGATGTATTCAAGACGGTGCCATCGACCAGCGTGGCGCGGACGACGACGACGGCCATCAGCGGACAGACCTTGCCGGGGGAGTTATTTTACACCGACTATGCGGTCGCCCGTGGGGGAGATGGATCGCTGGTTTGGTCCGCGCCCGGCGCCCTTGCCGGTGGCGTAGTCCCTACGTGGGCCTAAGTGGTGACTACTAACGGGACAACGGCCAAGGCAAAGAAGGGCTTCCGCATCCCGGACCAGACCGCCCACATAACCTTTAGCGGGACGGACTACGACGGGGCCGAGATATGGGTCAAGCTGAACGTCAGCTTCGCCCACTATATCGCCCTGAGAGAAGCCGCCGAGGGTGACGACCAGGCCAAGATGGCCGAGCTATTCGGCGGCGAGGTCTTGATGGAGTGGAACCTGGAGGACGCGTCCGGGGAGCCGGTCCCGGCCAACGGCGCCGGGATGCTCCAGATTCCCTTGTCGTTGGCGATGCTCATCGTCCAGCATTGGATCGAGGCGGTGTCGGCGGTGCCTGTCCCTTTATCCGAGACATCCGGCGATTTAAGCACGTTGGCGGCGGCATCGACCGCGACGGGCGAATGATAACCAAACCTTGGGAACTGGAGGAGGCCGAATTGATAGACGGTCTCTGCCAGAGGTATTCATGTCTACCATCCCAGTTGATGGCCGAGGATGTGACCATCCTCCGCATGGTGGCGATAGTCCAGGAGGGACAACCAGAGGGCGATGGCTAACCAGGTCGAGATACAGATAACCGCGGACCCGAAGAATGCCGAGGCGGGATTCAAGAAGACGCAGTCGTCCTTCGGAAAGATGGCGGAGGGCATCAAACGCCACCGCAAGGCCATCGGCATCGGCCTCTCGGCGATCGGCGCCGGGATAACCGCCCTTGGCGTCTCCGCGGTCAAGTCCGCCCAGGAGGAAGCCATCGGGATCGCCCAGTTGGATGTGGCCCTCAAGAACGTGGGGACATCCTACGATGCCCAGGCCGCGGCCATCGAGAAGGTCATCGCCGCCCAACAGAATAAGACCAACTTCGGGGACGAGGCCCAGCGGGACGCCTTGATGGGCTTGATAAGTGTCTCCGGGGACTACGAGTCCGCGATGGCGGCGTTGCCGGCGGTACTCGACCTGGCGGCTGGGAAGGGGATGGACCTGGGCGCGGCCTCTACCCTGGTGGCGAGGGCCATCGGCGGCGAGACCTCCGCGCTGAAGCGTTACGGGATCGAGGTGGAGAAGGGCGCCGGGTCAACCGAGGTCATCACGGCCATCATGGCTAAATTCGGCGGTCAGGCCGAGGCGGCGGCGGACCCGATGGTGCAATTAAAGAACCGGGTCGGAGACCTCCAGCAAGAGTTCGGAAAGGCGTTGATGCCGGCGCTGACCTCGATGGCGGTCATCCTGGAGAAGGTGACGACCAAGCTGATCGCGTTCTCTACCGAGCATCCGCAACTAACAAACGTCCTGATGATAGTGGTCGCGGCATTGGGAGCGTTGGCCCTGGTCTTGGGGCCAATCTTGTTATTGTTGCCGACGATGGCGGCGTCCATCGGTATACTCAGCGGCGCCTTCGGGATGCTCAGTCTTTCTATGCTCCCCATCACGGCGGTCGTCCTGGGCATCACCGCGGCCATCGTGGCCGGGATCATCATATACAAGAATTGGGATAAGATCGTCAAGGCGTTGAAAGTCACCTTCGAGAAGGTCTTCAACTTCATCTCGTCCATCGTCAAGAAGGTATTGACGGCGATAACCGATGTCTACAACTCCAAGCTGGGCTGGCTCCTCCCGGCGGGGCCGCTGGTTAAGGCCATCCTATTTCTGAAGGACAACTGGGACGAGATATGGGATGGCATTCAGACCAAATTCAAGACCGTGAGCGACGCCCTGGTCTCGACCTTCCGGAGCGTAAAGCGGACCATCCTGTCCATCTGGGACGGCATGGTGTCCGGGATCAAGGGCGCGATCAATAGCGTCATCGGGTCCATAAATGGATTTATCCGGAGCATCAACGCCATCAAGATCAGAGTCCCCGGTGTGGACATTCCGCTGGTCGGGCGGGTTGGCGGATTCTCGGTCGGGATGCCTAACATCCCGGAGATTCCAAGTCTAGCCAAGGGCGGCATAGTGAACCGGCCCACGCTGGCGATGCTGGGCGAGTCCGGCCCGGAGGCGGTCGTCCCGTTGGGGCGGGGCCGCGGCGCCGGGATGACGATCAACCTGGTGATCAACGGGGACGTAAATGGGTTCGATGACTTCCAGCAAAAGGTGACCAGCGTCATCAGGGATGCCGTCCTGGGCGGCGGCTTCTCCGGCGTACTGGCGAGGGCATAGATGGTCGTTGCAACATACAAGCTCCAGGTGGACTGGAACAACGACGGAGACTGGGGCGATACCGGCGAGGAGATCGACATGGGCCGGGTCCGCGGTATCACATGCTCATTCGGTCGGGACCGGGCATCGCAACTGACCGGGAAATCGAAATCGGGAAGCCTCCGGGCCGTGCTAGACAACCGGTCCGGGGATTACAACCAGTTCAATGCCGACTCGCCGATATACGGCAACATCCTCCCAGGCCGTCCCGTCCGGTTGTTGGGGACATCGACCACCCAGTCCGACCAGGCTATATGGCAAGGATACCTCCTCCGGATAACTCCTCAAGTTTTCCTGGGCGGGGATGCCACGGCCATACTTGAGGCCACCGGGCCGCTCGGCCAGATCAACCTCGACCAGATCGAGGTCGCGATGGTCACATCCCAGAGGACTGACCAGGTCGTGGACGACATCCTGGACGCCGCCGGATGGGGCGCGGGGAGTAGTTACCGGACCCTGGACACCGGGAAGACCACGATCACAAGATACTGGAAGTCGGCGACCTATACCGTCCCGGCGCTCCAGGAGGTGGAGTCCACCGAGGGCGGATTCATCAGGGAAGGGAAGGACGGGAAGATCATCTTTGACAACCGCCACCACCGCCTGGCCGGCGTGGGACTTACGAGTCAGGCGACCTACTCGGACGCCTCCGGGGCCGCGAGGGTATATTCCGGCCTCATCATGGACGACCCGTTACCCCATATATTTAATATATTTGAGACCGATGTCCAGACTTACACGACCGCCAGCGTCGCCGTACTCTGGACGCTTTCGGAGACCGGCGCCAGCTCGCCTTCCATCGCTCCCGGCGTGGCCCGGACGTATATCGCCCGGTATCCGACCACCGCATCGGCCAACAACGCCAGGGGAGTCGCATTGTGGACGACCACGGCAGCGACCACCGATATGCTGGGGAATACGGCGGCTGACGGCTCCGGGACTAATGTAACGGCCTCCATCGGAATCTCCGTTAGCAAGTCCTCGGAAACGATGGAGATCACGTTGACCAATAACACCTCGGCCACCGCTTACATCACCAAACTCCAGGCGCGGGGAACGGGTATCACGGCGGACGACCCGGCCTCCATCAAGAAAGAGGATGCGACCAGCCAGACGGCCTTCGGCAAAAGAACTTGGCCTAGCAAGACAAAATTTATCCCGGACAGTGGCGAGGCATTAGACTGGGCCGATTATAATCTGAGCATCTACAAAGACCCGACCGCCGTCCTCCAGCTTTCATACTGGGCAAACCGGGACACAAACGCCATCAATGAGATGTTGGACCGGGACATATCGGAGCGCGTCACCGTGGTCGCCGACAATACCGCCGACCTGTCCATCAACCGGGACTTCTTCATCGAGGCGGTCAATCACCAGATCGACGCGAACCGGCTCCACCAGGTGACATACCTCCTCTCGGACGCCGTCCAGTTTAGCGATTTCTGGGTCTTGAATACGTCCGCGCTGGGTACATCAACAAGGTTGGCATACTGATGGCCGACGACTACATAGTCCAGCACCAAGACCTCCAGCCGGAGCCGTATCTGACGATGGTCCGGGGCATGTATATGCGGATGGGCTTCGGGCCACTACCGGACCCGACCGAGGATAACACCGCCGGCCAGGTCGCGGCCCGGATAAATCATGGCCGGTGGCTGGTCGATTGTCCTGGATGTAATAGCGCCCTCGTCGTTGACCTCTCCCAGCCGGTCTTTATG